TTACATGGGAGCCAACTCTTTCTAACGTGGCCAATGAACAAGAAGTTCCTGTTCGTGGTCCTTTGATTGACGGATTCTTTCTTGGTGGTAACTTTTATGTGTGTAGCTATTGGGATACAGTCGTTTTCTCACCCATTTCTTACCAAAATACTACCGCACCAATATTCGGTGTACGTCTGTTAAACCAAGGCCGTGGATTGTTTAACAATAACTGTTGGACAAATACGGATGCCAATGTTTACGGCATAGATGCCCGTGATATTTGGGTGTTCAATGGTTCAGAATTCTCATCCTTGGGCAACCAAAAGGTTAAAGATTATTTCTTTGCTAACCTAAACTCTACCTATGCGGGTCGGATGTTTATGGTTAACAACACCCAAAAGTATCAGATTGAGATTTATTACCCTGATCTAACTTCCACAGGATGGTGCAACAAGATGCTGTCTTGGAGATATGACCTACAGGTATGGAATGCTCCTAAAGATGTCCAAAACGCTTGTATGGGCACTGAAGGTCCTCGTTGGATAGACTCATCACCCGATTACTTTAATTTAGCCTCTAGAGCCGTTGTATACGCCCGTGGAGGCGTTTCTAGCTCTAAGTTGATAGAGACATCTATTGGAAACTCATTTGTGGGTTCTGCCATTGATTCTCAGTTTGAGCGTACCAACATTGCTTTGCAGACTGCCAATGGTCCTGTGCCTTATTCTTCTAAAGTCTACATCCACCGAATTTTGCCTGAAATAGCGGGTTCTGGCTCTATCAATATTACTGTGGGTGGGGCTAATTCCACAGCTCAAACGGCCACTTATGGTCAGACAGGTGTAACCACTATTGATACTGATACGCCTTGGGTTCCTACTCAACAAAACACTTTCCGTACTGTCGCACTGAAGTTTGGCTCAAATGATGCCACTGACACATGGAAAATGAGCGCATTAAATATGCAAGCAACTGTGACTGAGGATGCTTTCTAATGCCATTCGCACTAACTAATGACCCATCCCAATCGGAGATTTCCGAGGCTATCAATTATTTGTTGGCCAACTTTGGACCTAATTTGTCTGCTGATCCCAATAACGGGCAGATTAGCGGTCCATCGGGTGTGGTCATTGCTTATCTATATCAGTATATTGCTGTTAAATATGCCGATAGTTTTGATGGCACTTTGAATTTTAGTAACAGTCCAACAGGCCGTACTTACTATGGTTTAAGGAATACAAACAGTTCTGTAGAATCAACTAACCCCGCTGATTACATTTGGTTTTTAGCTGCGGGTGGATTTGGATCTACTAAGTTCCTGTTTTACCAAACAAATGGTGGTCGGCAGATTAACTTCTTTGTTGGCACTGCCACACCTAATTCTACTTATTTACAAGAATCAGGCTCGTCCATTGATCTAGATGTAGTGACCACAACTACGGCATATAACACTGCCGCACCATCTATTTACTATTGGACATCTAACTCCACACCACCCGCCCGTCCTAGCACTACATCGACCTATACATGGGCTACAGGGTCTTACACGGCTCCTAGCGGATGGGCAACTACACCGCCTACCAATACAACTGCCGGAAGCTATCTATGGGCTATTACGATTCCTTTGGTTGTTAATGCCAATACAGTAAGTTCTACTTTAGATTGGACTAATGTTGCATATGCAATTTATTCCTTTTCGGCTAACGGGGCTACTGGTACAACTGGTTCCAATGGTTTAAGTGCGTTAACTGCCTACAGGGTTCAAACTCAAACAACTGCGCCTCCAAGTACCCCTGCCAATACAATAGGTGCTACGGCTCCTAGTGGATGGTCATTAACTGCACCATCTGTAGCAATTGGTAGTGTTCTTTGGTATAGCTTTGGTCAATATAATTCATCTAGTTTGACGATTAGTGGCATTCCTGCCGGACAAACCCAATGGGGTACACCTACTGCCGCTTCCGTTTTTCAAGACTTGCAATCTGATAACTGGAATGGCTCTACACCACCTACTTATGGCGTTCCTTCTAGTTATGGAACTGTAGGTTATTACATTAGACAAGGATCTACTGTAGGCAACCCATCTGCTATTTATATCAATAATGGAATATTTAGCGGTGTTGTTCAATCAGGAACTACTGGTAATAGGGTGGTTTTGAATGAATCATCATCTGCATATTTCAAAATTTATGATTCAAGTGGAAATGTCATATACAGTATTTTGGGTGTAGCGGGGTTATATACTAATTCAACATTAACAGGTGCTTCTGCAATTGCCGCTTTAAATGTGACTAATGCGGTAGGCTATTCTGGATCTGCTATTAGCGGTATAGCTTATGGTGGTGGCCATGGTATTTTTGCCCAAACTCAAGATACAGGCACAAGCAGAAATGGCATTCAAGCTCAAAGTTCAGGCACAGGCTCTAATGCTGCCGCTGTTTATGGCCTTGGAAATTATGGAATCTATTCAAATGGCCTGATGGGTATTAGTAACAGCACTATGGTGACTAACCTAAATTCTGAGTTTTCTAACAAAATATTAGGTTCTGCGGGTACAAATACACTAAGATTTGTTCAAGGTACTTTGACAGGAACTGGTGTGGCAACATTTAATGCAACTACAAAGCCTGGCGGTAATACGGCAAACGTATGGATGCAAATTACCATTGATGGCACTACCCTTTACATACCCGTTTGGACATAATCATGCCAAGACAAATAGATATTCCCGCCCAAGTTGTTTATGAAGACATCCGTACTATTGAGGAAGTGCCAAACATTTCTGTCAATGTTATGGTGGGTAAAACTGACTCAACAGGGGAATTTATTGTCCCTCAACAGTTTAGTTTGTACATGATTGATGGTGCAAATTACACAGAATTAAATGGACCACCCACTTCTTGGGCTCCTGATAAGCCTACAGGTACTTACAGAAATGAAGACTTGTGGCACTTTATTGATATTTTAAGGGGCGAATAATGGGTGGTTTTTCAGCACAATTGCAGTCTCCTCAATCCTCAAATCCTGCGGGTAAAGGTGCGGGGATGTCTGCCATGCAGATGGGTCAAAACCCCATTCAACAGTCATTTCCTCAAAAACTTGAGAACAATATGATGCAACCCCAAGCTAATGATGGGGCAATAGATCCTACTCAAAATATGATGAATAGCACGGGAATGATGGGCGGCCAAGTGACAATGCCAGGCCAAGGCGGTCAACCGCAATTAGGTATGCCTAACGCCTATTCAAATACCATGCAACCATGGGATAATCAAACCCAACAAAAACCCCAAGGAATTGGTAAAGGATTTGGAAATGGTGTTTGAAGGCAAATCAGAATGGTTTGGCGGTGACGAACAAGCCTTACTAATGTTCCGTTTGTTTGGTGAAATGTCCCACATTTGGGATGATTTGATTGACCGAGACAAAGAGGTAACCGATGATGCCATCAATAAAGCATTTGCAATTGCACTTGTCTACCTTCCTGCAAATCCTTTCTACCAAAGGATACAGCCACAGATACTGCCAATGTGGTTGTCTGTCATATCTGCTTACCAAACAGCAAATGCGTTTGAAAAAGCAGGAGAGGCGCATGGGATTGAGATAGCCCATGGATTGAGATATGCGGCTGGACACATAGTCGCTTATGCAATTCATGTGTGTGTGGGACCTGAAAAGGCTAAAGAATACCTTCCTGAAATGTGGAAAGTATTAATGCCAGAGCGTTTTGAAGAATATCGTAAGGAGCATTCTGATGTTTAAACTGTTAAAACTTTATCGATTTTTTGTCCCTAATCTGACTGTTATTAGTATGGGCGGTGGCTCATCTACAAGTTCGGCAACATTAACACCTGAACAAAAAGAGTTGTTGCAACTTCAAACAAGTCAGCTTAAAGATGTTTTTATGCCAGCGTACACAAGCACTGTACAAGGTGCTAAAAGCACTTACAACGCATTGTCCCCATATGCAAATCAAGCCGCTTTAAATCAATATAACTTAACAGGTGATGCCTCTAAAACAGGAATTGAAGCTAGTAAAGTTGCGTATGGTTCTGGTATGAGTCAAATGGAAAAATTATTTGACCCTAATTATGAACAAAATCAAATTCAAGCCGCACTGCAATCAGGTCGTGAATCTGCCCGTGAATCACAAGCAGGTCAAAATGCCATGTATGGAGCCGCAGGTGGTCTAGGATCTTCTCGTATGGCATTGGCAGATCGTAATTTGTCATCTTTAAATGCTCAACGACAAGCCACCGCTGCCGCTGGCGCACAAGCTCAAGTTCAACAAAACAGAATGGCCGCTGCTAATTCGATGTTGGGTGCAGGTCAAAGTTTGGCAAATGTTGGTTTGACTGCCGCTGGTCAACAAGTTACTGCGGCTCAATCTCCAATGGATTTATACAACAAATATGCAGGTGTTGTATTTGGTACGCCTCAAGCATCTACTACTCCCAACTTTGCAGGTACTCAAGGCTCTACAAGTTCTGGCATGGGCTTTAACTTTGGGATGGGTCAAGGTTCTGACATTTCTATTAAAGAAAATATCCAAAAAATTGGGTCACTTAGTAACGGAATTAACTTGTATAAGTTTGAATACAAAGACCAATACAAAGATACATGGGGCCATGGACAACAAGTTGGCGTTATGGCACAAGAGGTTGAAAAAGTTATTCCTAAAGCTGTTAGCACCCATAAAGATGGATACAAGCTTGTTAACTATTCAATGGTGATGTAATCATGGCCGAATCTTTTAAATTTGGATATGGTAATCCTGCTAATTTTTCAGATTGGGCTAATTACGCTGGCCTAGATCGAAAAACAGGAATGATGCGTCCAGAACCTATATCTCCAACAGGAGAGTCAGCATCAGATATTCCTGATACAGATATGTCAGGTGGAATTGCTCCTATTGTTCCTCCTTCAATTACTGCAATACCTCCAATGGGCAATCCTGCTGGTGTCATGCCAACATCTTCAATAGGTGGTACATCATCATCATCTCTTGGATATGTAATGAAATTTTTTGGAGATTAATTATGGCTGATGAAGCACTAACAATAAAAGCACCAAAAAGTTTTGGATACGATGAAAGTCCAGAGCTTAAGTTATTTAATACAGAACGAGCAATTCGCCATCAAGAAGAATCTACACCTCTTGTTAACGCTTTGTCACGTTCAGCACAACCTAATACAACGCCTGAACAACGTCTTCAAGATGCACAGGTTATTAAAAACCAAAAGGGTACTGAAGATATTCGTTGGGGTGATTTAATTCAATCATTATCCAAAGGCGACTTTCAAGGTATGTATGTTGCCGCAACTGGTGGTGCTGATGTTTATTCGGATGCATTTGATCAAAACGGCAATAAGTTTCGCAAAGTTTTTAACCAACGTACAGACAAAGCAAATCCTTATGGTGAAGTTCGTAGATACGAGACAACTGATGGGAAAATTCTTACACCACAACAAGTTGATAAACTAGGTGTAATTGCTTCACTCAAAGAAATTCCTGTTACTCAACGTCCCTTCTATGAAGCTAACAACATCATGGCCAAAGATGCTGCTACAGCACAAGCCAAAAGTTGGAACAATCTTCAAGAAGTAGCTAAAGATGCCGCTTTCACTTTTCCAGAATTAAAAGCAATTACTACTGAGCAACGCAACATTTTGACTCCTTTGCTTGCTAAATCTGTAAACGGGGAAGTAAGAACATTGCTTGCCGGAATTGGTGATTTGCGTACTGGAAACACACAATCTTTTAACAGTTCTATTGATCGTTTAAGAGAATTTCAAAAAGGTAATGGAACTAAAGCTCAATGGGATGATTTTCAAAAAGCATCTGGTGGTTTAACCCTTGGTTTGAATTACAACGAGGGTAAAGGTCTTTCTAATATGAAAGGCGAAAATGCCAATGAAAGTGACATCAATAGAAATATTGCTACTGAAAAATCAAACATAAGTTCAGAAAACTCTATCAATGCTCGTAAAGATCAATTGATGGAAAAAGCCGTCATGTTAGCTGCTGGTAAAAAGATTGAAAATCTTGATTTAATTCAACGAGCAATTAACAATGAATTTAAAAAATCTCAAATAATTCGCCAAATTGAAAGTAAAGGTGGCATTGGTATTGCCAAACCAAATTCAGATTTTGCGGCAGGTGATAGTTACAGTTTAGCTTTCATTAAAAATGAAATGGATGATGCCTATGCTGATCTTGGAAACCATTTAGCAGAAACTGTTCGTGCAAAACAAGGAACATTAAATGGTGTTGCTCCTGCAATTGGTTCTATTGAATCAGAAGTTGCAAGAAGCCCATATGTAACAGATCGTAAAAAAGCTTTGTATAGTTCAGTTGTTCAATTTGAAAAAGAATTTGCGCCAATTGCAGAAGAAATTAACAAACAAAAAGTTTCTCCTCAATTGTTAGGTCAGCCAGCTATTTCTCAAACAAATCAAGGTTCCTCTACAAGCGCAAGACAACCATCTAAACCACCTGAATTAGTTACTTCTAATGCACCACAGAGAAGTCGCCCTGCGCCAGTAAATGCTCCTGCAACCCAGCAACGATCTCTTGGCTCAATTTTTGGTGGCAGATAAGGATTAAATATGGCTTCCTCAAATATCAACGAAAAAGTTCAACAAGCACTTGAAGAAGGTCATCCTTGGGAGGACATTAAAGCGCATTTAGGCACTTTAGATAATCCTGAAGCTAAATCTTATTTGGCGGGTTTAAAATCAACTTCATCAACTCAAACGCAAGAACCACAAAGAGGAAATTTAACAAAAGCATTAAATTATGTTCAAGAAAATCCTGAAGATGCTTTGATGTATGGTGCTGGTGCTTATGCCGCTTTGCAAGCTCCTAAAGCTTTATCCAAAATTGCAGACTATCGTTTAAAACAACGTGAGCTTAATCTCAAAGAAAGAAGTCTTGCTGCATACGAATCACAAGTTTCTAAACAGGGGGTTCTTCCTGATTTAGCAAATTCTCCTGATGATCTTATTAATAATGTTCGTCAAAATGAATTTGACCAACTAAAAACTACTCAACCAACTCAACCTACTTCACGAGAATTAAAAGATCAAATTGCTTTGCAACGTGAACAATTAAAGCTTGAGCAAGACAAAATTAAACATGAAAATTTTGTTCGTCAAAATACATGGTCGCCAGAAGAAATTGCATTAGGTCGAAAGATTAAAGACCCTGCTGAATTAGTTATTGCTAAAAAAGTAATGGCTCAACAATCGGGTCCTGCCCCTGTAGCACCACCTGCTGGTCCTGCTCCAATGGCTGAACTCCAAGCGGTTACAAGCCCTGTTGCGCCTACAAATGCCGCACCTGCGCCCGTAGCTCCTCCAGTTAGTGCGCCTCCGGCAATTACTCAACCTGCCAATGTTGTTTCTACTGGACCAACACCTGAAGCCGCTGCCGCTCCTATTCAACAAGCAGAAAAAGTTAAAGAAGTAGTTACACCTACTGCCGTCAAAAAACCTGTTGAGCCAACAATTTTCCGTCCCGACTTGGGACCTGGCGATAATTGGTTGTACAACACTGCTGGACCTGAAAAACGCAAATCAATTCTTAAAGAATTTAATGATGGTAAACCTGCGGGTAGTTATGATGAAGCTCAAAAGCTTTGGACTAAATATATTGCAAGTCGTAAAGAGACTTTTGCAGGTCCTGAAATGACCAAAGAAATTCGTAAAGAACGTGGAATTCCTCCTCGTGAAAATTTTGGTCAATTAGGTAAAGTTGCTAAAGTTGGCGGTGTTGCAGGTCTTGCATTGACTGCTGCACAAATGGCACAAGCCGCACAAAACCGCAAATATGGTGAAGCCGCAATGATGGGTGCTGATATAGCAACAGATTTTATTCCTGGTGTTGCCCAATTTAAACAAGGTTTAACACCAACTGAAGCTGGCGCACCTGGCGTGTCTCAACAAGCATTTGAAAATGCTTATAAACTTGGCAGCCCTTATGCTCAAACAGAAGAAGCTAAATTGGCTAGGTTAAGAGAAAAAGCTGGTGCTGGTCGTGGCATAGCTCCCCCATCTGCTTACATGAGGTAAATATGGCTGAAGTTACTCACGAACAAATCTACGAAAGACTTATTGAAGTCGAAACCAAGGTAGATAGCATAGACAAGAACACCAAAGGTCTTGTAGAAGCTATAAACGCCCTTGATGGAGCTTTTAAAGTTCTTGGATGGATTGCATCTGCTGCCAAACCAATTCTTTGGATAGGTGGTCTAATCATGGCCGCTGGTGCAGTGTGGCAGACTTGGATTAAAAAATGATTGATTGGGCTGAAGCATTAATTGCCGCAGCCTGTATCACTTGTTTTGTAGTGTTCTGTAGCTACATCATTCTTTGGGCGTATCCGTGAGATGGCTAATAGCACTGGCATTAACTTTATCACTTCATACTACAGGGCAAGACCTTTGTAGTGTTCGTGAGTTTTACATCATTGCTTACACAATACACAACCCAAGTGAACGTCATCAGCAAATGTCTATATGGCTTACAAACCATCAGAAGTTATGCAAAAGTTCCGACTTTGTAGTAATTTGGAATAATCTGAGTGAATGGGCAGGTGCGGCTGATGGTGCAGAGTTAAGACATAAAGTTGTTCAAGGATATAAGACAGCACTTGAGAGGGAAAAAAAATGATCGACACAATCAAATTGTTCCCAACTGTTCAGCCATCAGGATATCCAGATAGGCATGACCTTGCTCAAGTGAAGCTAGAAAAGCAACATGAAATGAATAAGGTAAATGAGTTAGCCAAACTAAAACAGGTTCAATTACAAGACTTAGAGTTTGAGATTTACACTAAAAAAGTAGTTCAAGAACGACTCCGCATGGAGATATTCACTAACCGCAAACTAGATATTTATGTATAGGGGCAAGTATGACTGACATGAAAGAAAGACTGACGTTTATTGTTACCATTTTGGTAGCAGTAACTTTGTGCATTTGCTTGCTTGCAATTATTACTGCAATGCTTATTGGTCTATGGGCCAAGGAAGTCGAAAATGCAGAAGTGTTCAAGATGCTCAGCCCTGCCCTAATGACTATCCTCGGTGCGTCTGTCGGTGTTCTGGCAGGTGTGAAAATGTCAACTAAAACAAACTGTAAGGACTCCGATGCTTGATATCTTATCCGGTGGTTTATTAGGTTCAATTTTTGGTGGCATTTTTAGGATGGCTCCTGAAGTCCTTAAGTGGCTTGATAAAAAGAATGAACGAGCCCATGAGCTTAATATGTTTAAGTTTCAATGCGACTTGGAGGCTCAACGTGGCCAACAAAAACTTGCAGAAATAGGCGCACAACGTGAAGCTGCTATTGACGTAGGGGTCATGGATGCCTTCAACAACGCCATTACACAACAAGCAGAGATGGTTAAAGCCGCAGGTGGATGGGTGGCCTCACTTTCTGCTTCTGTGCGTCCAGTAGTAACATATTGGGTACTATTCGTTTGGTCATTTATCCATGTTTGGTTTGCATGGAATGCATGGCTTGCAGGTGCTCCGGCTACTGAAGTCTTTAAAACAATGATGACACCAGACTTTTCTGCCTTGTTATCAGGAACAATAAATTATTGGTTCCTCGACAGAACTTTGTCTAAGCGTGGCATATGAACTTAGAGATAGCCGCTTCACTATGTAAACAGTATGAAGGGTTTAGAAGTAAGCCCTATCTCTGTCCTGCGGGTGTGGCCACCATAGGCTATGGCTCTACCTATTATTCTGATGGGCGCAAGGTAACCCTACAAGATTGCCCCATGGATGAACCTACGGCATCGGCATTATTGATGTACGAGCTTCAACACACTTACCTGCCTGGCACTCTGCGGAATTGCCCCATTCTGGCCACAGATGAGCGCAGACTTAATGCCGTAGTTGATTTCTGCTATAACCTCGGAATTGGCAGGTTGCAGACCAGTACCCTCAAAAGAAAAATAAACGCCCAAGATTGGGAAGGGGCTAAAGAAGAACTAAAGAAATGGAATAAGGGTGGCGGCAAAGTGCTTGCTGGCCTTGATAAACGTAGAAAATCTGAATGTAACTTCATGTAAAAATCATGCAAAATATTCCAACCACTGAAGATGCTAAGTTGTTTGCACAAAGTGTCAGAAAGTGGCAAGAGGTGTTAAGTCTTGGTGATTGGCGTATTGAGAAGGGCATAAAACCTGCTAAAGCGGCCATGGCTTCTGTTGAATTTACTCCTGCGGCTAGGCTTGCGGTTTATCGTTTAGGTGATTTTGGTGCTGAAAAGATAACACCTGAAAGTTTGGATAGAACCGCATTACACGAGTTACTTCACATCTTTTTACATGATTTGATGTCTGTAGCTACAGATCCAAAGTCCTCAGATGATGACATTGAGATGCAAGAGCATAGGGTTATCAATCTGCTAGAAAACTTATTGACTAAGGATTGCAATGGGCTCACATAATGAAACGTGTACAGATATGGAGTTCATCCAACTATGGGAAAAACTTCAATCTGCAACTGAAATAGCCAAACACCTTGGAATTCCCAATAGAGCAGTTCATTTGCGTAGAAGGTGGATTGAGGAAAACCACAAGATTACCCTCATAGCAAAAGACCATCGTGGGGCTAACTATGCCGCCAGTAGACCTAAATCCTTCTCTCCTTTAAGACAAGTAAAGCTCGGCATACTGGATGGGACTGTAATTGTGTTCTCAGATGCCCACTTCATCCCAAGTCAGCGTACAACGGCCTTTAAAGGGCTTCTATGGGCTATAGAACAGTTCAAACCAAAAGCAGTGATATGTAACGGGGATGCTTTCGATGGAGCGTCTATATCTCGCCATGATATAACTGATCAACCCCAAACTTCTGTTATCCAAGAGCTAAAAGCTACGCAAGGTGCGTTGGGTGAGATAGAAGAAGTAGCTAAAGCTGCCAGACACAATGTAAAGCTCCTGTTTACATGGGGTAATCACGATATTCGGTTTGGCAATAGATTAGCCCAACACGCACCCCAATTTAAGGAAGTTCAAGGCTTTAAGCTAACAGACCATATCCCAGATTGGGACTTCTGTTGGGCAGTATGGCCTACCGAACAAGTCATTATCAAGCACCGATATAAGGGTGGAATCCATGCAACACACAACAATACAGTTAATGCTGGTGTGTCTGTTGTTACTGGCCATCTACACTCTTTAAAGGTCACGCCATTTTCTGACTACAACGGATGTAGATACGGGGTAGATACAGGAACTTTGGCTGAAACTGACGGACCTCAATTTACTTATGCTGAGATAAACCCAAGTAATCACAGGTCTGGTTTTGCAGTGCTTAACTTTTTTAATGGCCAACTGCTATGGCCAGAATTAGTCCACAAGTTTGATGAAGACCAGATTCAATTCCGTGGTGAAGTCATTGATGTAGGTGCATTTTGAGTGCATGGCTAATCATTTTGACGGGGGGGATCTATGCCTACATTGCTGGTGAGCAGCTAATGAAAGATAACCCGCACATGGCCATTGTCTATGCGGGCTATGCGTTTAGCAATGTGGGGCTTTACTTACTGGCTAAGTAATATCTTTTTGGAAGACTCCGTTGGGCAATAGTATGCCCTTCCGATTCTTGATCTGATCGTATGCTATTTCCATGCAGTCTACCAGATTGATGTCTTGAAGAGCGCAGTAGTTAATAAGGCAGACCATGACATCACCAACAGAATCCAAAATAGCTTCTTTGTCCTTTTTGATGGTCGCATCTGCTAGTTCTCCTATTTCAGAAACTGCCTTAAGTAACTGAGACTCTGGGTTGCTATTGGGAATAATCTTACGAGCTTCTGCCCACTGGATTATCTTCATTTCTATATCAGCATATGACATTATTCTTCCTCCAAGAATGGGTCGCCAAAATTGGACATTATTCCAGTTTTGGTATTAAATAAGTTATCACCAACTTTAGTGATAAGTTCACCATGAGGGGAAATGTAGTTTTCACCTGCTTTGACAAACACCCCACCATCTTGGTTGATTAACATATTATCAGTTTTTGTGTAAACCCGTCCTGAAAACAGATCAATGATTGATCTCATACTATCCTCCAAACAGTCATGTTGCGGCCATTGGGACCTCTTACACGCACTCCTGAATCCTCAATCATTCCCTTTTCTACCAAAGTAGAACGTCTTGCCCTGTAAGTGGATTTGTGGGTTTTGAAGTGTTCATTCATTTGTTCATCAGTAAACCCATTCTTTCCTTTGGAGTGGGCATATGAGTAAACAAGTCCCTCAATGTAGGGAAGGTCTTTGCTTATGCTTTCGGCAGCTTCAATTGAAGTGTCTTTGGCATTTCTACGAAACAATTTAAATAAATCCATAATTACTTTCTTCTAAAAGGTGAGGGTACTCGCTACGTCTATGTTCGTCCGGCAGAATTACCGCATAGCATCCGCTTTCCCCTCGTTTACTCAAAACGGCACGTCATCTGCCATGTCATCAAATCCACTACCCTTAGTTTTACGGGTGGGGGTGTTGCTTTGACGGGCGGGTTTCTCGCCATCAAATGGTTCACGAGCGTTAATCCATCCATCCCATGCTCCTACGGGCATTGTGTCCATTTTGAATGAGATGTTACCCTCATCATTGATAAACACGGAACCGCATTTGGAATAGCGTTTCTTCATGTCACCAGTTTTGGGGTCTTTGTATTCACCCACTGTTGCAATTGCGTCTAAGCGTTTCATGTACTTTCCTTCATTTTCTCTTTATAGGCTTTGATAGCCGACCTTACCTTACTGTCTGGCTTGAGAGTATCCCAAACCCTGATGCGAACTTCGTTATCCGTAATGGATTCCCATTCGCCATACATACCAGGCTCATCACCTGCTTCGTATCTTTCTCTGATGGCAGCGACCACTGCATCAATAACGCCTGTATCAAGCTCTGGAATGTCTTCACCTGCAAAAATGTACATCCCGAGTCCATGCAATGCCAAACCTTTTGTCATGCAACGCATGATGGCAGTATTAACTGCAAACGCATCAGGATGTTGAATAGCTTTGTTTCGGTGGTCCATTACGGGTAACTGGCAGGTCATGGGTTTGCCAAACAAGGTTACTGTCACCCAGACCATGTATGTGCCGTTGATATCGGTATAGCACTTATCACCAAACATCATCACTTGGAAGTGAGCATTAGGATCGGCCTTGAGAGCCTCTGCCCATGCCCACGCCCATGACAGGTATGTCAGGTTGCCTTTTTTCTCTGTATGCTCGTTTACGTTTAGTTTGAGCAGGTCATTTACTGTCATGTTATACCTTGTGGTTTTTAAAAGCGTTATCGTATTCTTCCTTGATGATTTCTAATTGAGTGTTGTCATCAAGGTCTTTAAAATCTACCCAATCCATCTCACCGCAACAGACAAACTTTTGTCCTTTGGGTTGAACGCAATATGGGCAGTACTTTGTGTAGGCGTACTCTTCCTTGTATTCGATGATGTAGTTGTTCACGATATCACCTTGCCTATCAAATAGGTTTTGGAGTTTCAAGTCTTTCTACCTTTTTGGCCAACAACCAATTGTCACCAAGATAGCGCACAGAGCGAATCCATTGACGTTGGTAGCTGCGAATTGTTTGGGGTGGTGCATCATAAGTCATAAACAATTGACGAACGTGCTTGAGTGTTTCTGTTTTCATTACTTTCTCCTTAAGATAAAATTTTAATTTCTGCATCATCACAATCTGCCGTGACTGTGATTACAAAGTTACCATCTTTTGTTTTGATGATAATTTCTCTGAATATTGATGTGCTGGTTACACTGATTGCACCAAGTTCAATATCAATTACTTTTTTGATGTCTATCTCTACCATTTTACTTTCTCCTTAGTGAAGTGAATCGTATGCTTTGTCAAAGAGGACATCACCATTCTGATCGGCTAGTTTGACTAGTTCCTCATCGGTAAGTGGTGTGCCATCCTCGTAGCAAGCGTAACTGAAGTACGCATCCGAGAAATCAGGATAATCCCTACTATCGACACCATCTACTTCAATGTCGATAACTTTTCTGCCGTTTAGTGTTGCCATTACTTTCTCCTTAAGAGCCTCTAATGTGCCACGCCTTTTAAATTATTTGTATTAGGATAAACCCTAATAGACAGACAAAAAAACAACACTACTATTCTGCGTATGAACATCGAACTTATTGAACAAGACTGCGCTGAAGCACTCCTTGCTTACGCCTATAACTTAGTTATAACTTACAACCAACATCCTGGCGACCGAGATGCCGCCATGGTCGGTTTAATAGCCAGAGCCTTAGAGCTCCACATCGAAAAACCCATCAACATTTCAGGAATGTATAAATGACTCAAGCCGCATTAATTAAAGCTTTGCAAAATGGACCATTGACTTCTAAGGAAGCAGAAGACTTGACGGGTATGTCTAGGTCTACAGTCCTGTCTACTGCTAAAAAAATGCGCTATAAAGGTGATTTAAGCACTGAGCAAGTCAGGATTGGCCGTTTTACAGTGGCTAGATATACACTGGCAGAGCACTTGATTGAAAACAAAAAGAGCAATGTTCCTGCTGACAAACTGAATCCCTTTGATATTAGGAATGCACAAGGTATATTTAGCCCTACTGAGTACAGAATAATGAACGCTCAAGCACGGAATTTCTACAAGGGCAATCCTACCTTTACCACTTACTCAAAGGCGGTTTCCAGTGAAAACAACCGACAAGTATGACGCTGCCATTCAATGCACAGGAAAGCATCCCTTTCCGACATTTACGATAGCTGATTCCACAATTAACAAGAAAAGAGATCATTCTTTTCAGATCTACAAATGCCCACATTGCGGATTTTTCCACATAGGGCATTCGACTACCAACTACAAAAACTTGAAAAGGTCTACAAAAAATGGATCAATTTGAACAATTTTGGGCAGCATGGCCTAAGTCTTTTCGCAAAGGTGGTAAAGCTAAATGTGCAGCCAGGTGGAAAAAAGGTTTGTATGACCATTGTGCAGATCAAATTATCAAACATATTGCTTGGATGAAAACAACAACAGATTGGCGCAAAGATAATGGTCTTTTTATACCTGCTCCAATCGTTTATTTAAATCAACAAAGGTGGGATGGTGCTGATATACCTGAAAACTTTGGTTTTCAAGAAAAATACACAATTGATCCTGCTTTGGCAAAAATTGAAGCTGATCGCAAAAAAGCAACACCAATGCCAGAGGAAATAAGAAAAAAATTAGCAGAATTACGAAAACCTATTGACTTGTTCCAATAAGTTTCAGATACAATTAAATTGTTGCTGTAGTGAGTGACAAACAATTTAGGCCGTTTACACATGCGTTTCGCCTTACCTAATGCTTTCTGTGGGAGAGTCATAAGGCAAGGTCACTACCGAAGCGCAGTTGTAAACGGCTTTTTTATTTGTAATTTTCTATGCATCCGTACTCCACACGAAAGCAGCGCATTTGCATGGATGGCTTGGAACAAAACACCGCACTCTGTACACCCCAGAGCAAAAGGCGACCAGCGTTGATTGACCGACTGGTAAAGCATTGGGTAACTCAGGTGGAAACTAGGCTCAATGTATAAGCGAATCAATCCCTCATGGGCACTTGGGGCTTTTTGTGTATTTGATGCAATAAAGAGCTTGGAGAAGGTCGGATAGAACTCAACTATCCACCCTAGCTATAACTATGACTAAAGGAAAATGATGCCAATTTATCTACCAAAAGAGTTTGAGACAGAAATAGTAGGCCATGGTGATGGCTTCATTAGCATTAACCAAAAAAACGAACAAGGTGAGGTTGTAATTTGGTTATCAGCACATCAGTTTGAAACCATTTTTAATCTTGAAAAAAGAATTATGAAAGAAGCATATGAAAGCAATGACGTATCAGACAGCAATGAAAATCTTGGATAAGGTCAAAGACGGAGTGCCTTATCCTGAAAAAATAATACTGATGGCTTTGGAGCTTACTGGTGACTTTCAGCCGTAGAAACATCCAAAGTCCTAGCGACAGGGTCATCCTAGAGCAAGCAGAAGCTCGGGAACTCTATCGCAATTGGGAATGGGGTAAGAACAGGGATCTTATCCGTGCCAGACTTGAGAGAGCAGAGCGCATTTATGGGTCTGGTGCTAGAGACAGAATCCGAGATTACATGAACCGAATTAAAGATGGGACACTTGAATGACTTTTATGTTGACATTTATGGTCGAGGGCAATCCCATTGGAAAAGGCCGCCCAAAGTTTGCCAGACGAGGAAATTTTGTATCTACCTACACCCCCACCAAAACTCGAGATTACGAAACTGTAATAAATGAAGCCGCCCGAAAAGCAATGGGAAGCAACGAAATCTTACAAACGCCTGTAACAGTCGCAATCTACATCACAGTACCTATCCCTCAGTCCTACTCCAAAAAACGCACAGAAGCCTGTTTAAACGGCTCTGACAAACCAATTAAAAAGCCAGACATCGACAATATTGCCAAATGCTTTCTAGATGCCATGAATGGGGCGGTCTACCATGACGATTCCCAAGTCCTAACCTTGCACATCACCAAGGTCTACGGCACTGTCGGCATGGTGGAGGTCATGGTCAGAGAAGACTTGGACTAGGGTAAACACCTATATAAATAATCAAGATTTCAAGATAAAGTAGGGCTTTTAAAGGAGAAAGTAATGGACACAATTGATTTTCAAGCCAGAACAGGCAATGGCAGCGAAGTTGTACAAGTAATCATGTCTTATGACGAGGACATTGATGGAATCTTTGACAAAAATATTGAATCAGTCAAATTTGAAGACAAAGAAGTCGTTGGTTTGCTTACTTGGGAGCAATATTCAGATCTAGAAAAACAAGGTTGCGAAGCTATCAATGAAAAAAAAATCTGGCAATTGGAGAATTACGAGCCATGAACAAACCTATGCCTGACGACTACATCAAACGCCACTTAGGACCATGGCGGTCCTTGGAGGAGATCATTCGGTGGGTAGAAGCCTATCACGGCATCTATGACACCAAAGGTTGCCCACCTTGCAACAACCACTGCAACCAAGGCAGAGACTGCCCTGCTAGAAAATGAGAAAACAAACCAAACGCAAGATTTGGAACTTGATTGATCCAATCATGCACGGCATAGTGGGGGCAGCCATCACCCCTCGTCAAACATTAGACAAGCTTAGAGTGCTTGAGTACTCTGCATTGGACTCCATGACCAAAGGCACTGGCACTGTCCAAGATTGGCGCATTCTGGTTGATGTCCTAAACCTGTCAGAAGTCATGGCCAGAGCGGGTGTGGGTCCTGAAGTTATACCTGTTTGCGAGAAAGCCCAAGATGCTCTACATAAGGCGGCCATGCGCTATCAAGCTACCATGAAAATGGGGTTAGATGGTGTTGGCATTCAGGCCATCAGGGAGCTTATTGAGTATGCAGACCTTCAGCAAGGCAGTATTTGCCGGAGTGAATTTGAGAAGTATGTGAAGAAAACCCGTGATCACATCAGGTCAAACAATCATAAAGTGGTTGAAATCGTATGAGCTTTACGGATGGCATATCACCCGAAGTGCTAGAAAAAGCATGGGAAATAATGGAAAAAAGGCGCAAAGAAGCCTTATCTCAAAAGCTTGGCAGACCTGTTTTGGATTGGGGTGGCAAGCGCAAGGGCGCAGGAAGACCTAGATTCCTGACCTATAACACCACTGTAAAAATAGAACTCAATGCAGTCCAAAAGAAAATGTTGGCTGAAATGGGTGACGGCAGCATAGACAAAGGCATAGAAAAGTTAATCAACGAGGCAATGTAATGGAAAATCACGCAAACAAGGCAGTTACTTTTATCTTAGAAAACGCACCCAAATATGCCCTAGCAAAGGCTACTAGGGTGCAATTAGAAGAGTTTCGCAAGTCAAAAAAGGCCATACTGGCTTCTGAAGAAGAGGGGTCATTGGGGGCTAAAGAGATGTATGCCTATGCCCACCCAGACTATGTGGCACTGCTATTTCAGATCAAAGATGCAATTGCTGAAGAAGAAGAATTGCGTTGGAAACTTGAGGCAGCCAAGTTACGGGTGGAAGTATGGAAAACTGAAGAGTACACAAAACGAGTGGAAATGAAGTTATGACATGGCCATTCCCACCATTTCCAAATCCTAAAGATAAGGGCAACAAAGTGCCTAAATTCAATCCTGATAACTTTGAGGATGCCCCTAGATGAGAGTAAGAATAATATTAAATGCCCATAAATATTGGGTTGTTGAAGGTAAGCATTGGTATAACTTTAATTGGCACTATGAAGAATCTTTTCATGGTGATGATGCTTATGAACGTGCCCACTTTTATGCACGGGCATTGAAACATCCTCACATTGAGGAAATAACATGATTAAAAGTTTTGTAAATACAAATCATAAATGCACTATTTGTAAATGTATTTTTACGGAAGATGAGGGTGGCACATTAGGTGATCTTGGAATGCTGCCTGTATCTTTTTGCCCATCTTGCTTTTCTGGTTTGTGCGAAATGGTAGATCAGGGTAATGATAATGAATGGGTTGGGCTGACTGCTGATGACATGGAAGGTTTATACCAACTTGCAACTTACATGGATGAGACAGACTACATCCATATGCTGATGATGGCAGAAGCCAAACTCAAGGAGAAGAACACATGAGCGGCTGGCGCAAACGTGGCTTTGGAAAGCATGAATATTACAGAGACAAAAAGCTCCTAGAACTTGCAGAGGGTGAGCCTTGTCTTTTGCAGGTGGCCAAAAATTGTTTGGGGGGGGATGGGTCTACGACAGTAGCTTGTCATTCCAACCTGCTAATCCATGGCAAAGGCCGCTCAATCAAGGCAGATGACCATCATTCTGTATGGGGGTGCTATCACTGCCACACTTGGCTAGACTCATCCCAAACAGATTACGACACCAAAAATCTAGCATTTCAAGAGGCTTACAACAGGCAACTTCACGCATGGTTGAATTTGGCAGATAATATTACAATCAGACCTTGGCGCAGAGAAGCAGCAAGGCGTATTTTAACCCACTTGGGAGTCCCATATGGACAATGAAATTGGTGATGTAATTTTGACTTTGCTGCATAGCAGCACAAACGCACACATTTTGCATTGGCAATCAAAGTCCTATGCGGAACACAAAGCCCTCGGGACATTTTATGAAGAGTTGCCAGATTTAGTAGACAACTTGGTCGAAGCCATCCAAGGCAGATACGATTCAACTTTAGACTTCCCTGCAACCTATCACACGCCTGCAAGCACTGGTAAACGTGAACTGCATGAACTATCAGAATATTTTGAGGACAAGCGCAGTGTATTACCCCAAGATTCTGAGATACAGAACATTGCAGATGAAATTCAGCAGCTAATTGATTCGACACTTTATCTCCTACGTTTTCCATGATGGGTGGCCTTTAAAAAATAGGGGTGGCTAAATTTTTGAGGGGGGGGTCCTTCCAAATGGGGGGAATCCCTCTTTTTTAACTCAAAAAACACATCGGCATTATCTCGATTATCTCTAGGGCAGGGGGAGAGATAATACATAATATAATCGTCACATAATCGATAGATAATCCGCATATAATCCAAAGCATTTAAATTCCCGCCTAAGTTGTTGATTTTCCACATAAAACCCCATGCTATCGCCTAGGCCATGCGCCTACAATAAACCCTTCACTGGCCACAATGGCAAGGCTCACGGCCACAAACGGCCCACAATGGCCAGATATCAGCGGCCCCATGCATTCACCCAGCAAACGGCCACGCCCCACAATGGCCCGTTATCGGTGGCCCGATACAATGCGCCCATGCTTGCGCCCGCCTAATGGCCAACAAAACGGCCACGGCAAACCCTGACCTATCAAGGCCAAAAAAAAGGCAAACCCTAGGCAAGCCCCCAAAGATATAAAAAAAGGCCCGTGAAGGCCCCTTTTAATGCATTGCTATTGCTATAACTCGCCCCTTCATTGCTGGCAAGCCGCAAGCATGGCCCTTGCCCGTGCAAGAACCGCAAGAACCTGGGCACGGGAAAATTTTCGTTTCACCCATGGCCTTGCGAATTGCTTCGTTTGTTTCACGTTTGCCGTGATCTGAGCTTTTAACCTTGCGCCCAATGCTTATCGCTATAAACTCGCCACGAACAATAGGCAAAGTTTTAACGGCTTGCAGCATGGCAAAACTAGCATTGTGGCCGCTTGAGATATTCAATTGATAATTTGAAGGCCATGCTCCGGCAATTGAATAACCCAATAGCGCAGAAAAGCTTTTAGAGTACCCGTAGGCCCTTGCATTAGGCGTAAGCTTTAACAATTCCATCCAAAAAGCCACATCAGCACCAGAGGAAAAATCCCCGTCAACGTATAAGCGAAAATCAAACCCTTCGGGCCTTTTAACGGCAATCTGAGCGAATGCTATTGCTATTTGATCCGGTGCAAAGCGCATCAGATAAGCATTTTGAACCATGCGAGCGAATGCGGCCGGATATCTCCAAGCCCTATACGAATAACAAAAGTTGATGCAATCCCCAGCACCTGGGCAAGTAACGCCTGGCAAAGTGGAAAAACTCACAAACGGCAATTTTGAATTGCCACCTAGTGCAAATATAGAAAAACGGGGTTTATTGTCAGCGAATAGATCCGCAAGCTTTGCAAAGTTGGCTTGCCATCCCTTGCCTGAAAAATCATCGTCTATTTGTAAGGAATAAAGGGCTTTGCTGATAGATTGTGTGTCGCCCGTTTGAATTGCCATCGCAAGGGTTTGAAGCTTTGCAAATTTAGGCGCATTGGGGAAAGGTTTTGTTTGCATTTAATTACTTTCAACTTAAAACGTGGAAGGCCCACGGCAAAACGGCCCATTGTGAGCCGCTTCACCTTGAGCCCTTCAATTCACGTTAATAACTGTAAAATGCTTTTTTAAGAATTCCACGGGGTTATTGAATGCATTGTCAAAAGCTTGCTTTGCATTGAATTGTTTGTTTAACTCACGGGCCAGATCATCGCCTGATAGGCCCTTGATCCAGCCAGAACCCAGCCAGCCACTGGCCAAGTGTTCTAGCGTTATCCAATTTTCACCCCATTGGATCTGAATGAAGGTTTCATTCGTTTTTAATATTGGCTTGAGCTTGGCCATAATTTGAACCTTAGAAGGTTTCCGGCCTGAAAATTCTATGTGTTCCATGTTTAACCCCTAATTGTCAGAAAAAAAGCAAGCATTAGGCCCACGGCCACGGCTGCGAGAATGTCGTATATATCGTGCTTATCCATGGTTTTACTTTCCAAGTAATTTATAGGCGGGCATTGTGCCAATTGTGGATTTTTCAACTAAACCATCATTGACAAGCAAATCTAAAATGTGAAGGGTTAAACCCCTATTGATCCAAACCCAGCCACATCCATCATGGAACGGCTGGCTGGCCAAACTTTCTAGAACCATTTTTTTATATATTGTTTCTTGAGTGAAATTGTTGTTCATTGTGAGCCCCTTAGATCTTGGCCAACTTGATAGAACGAACGGGTTCACCCGTTACAGTGTGAGCCGTGATCAATTGGCGTGAAGGCTCGAATTTTTCAGCGATAGCCTTCCAATCGGTAACAGTGCGACCTTCACTCTCAAAAACAAGGGCCGTATATTCTGAGCCAAGATAACGCTCAGGACCTTGAGCCTTGATCTGAGCCTTTAATGCTTCGGCTTGCTTTGTAAGGGCCTTGATCTGAGAATCTAAGGCTCCAAGTTGATCAACGGCCAGCACAATGTCAGTGGAAGGACCGCCAATAGTGGCCAAGATAGAAGAGAAAACGGGGTTTACATGAGTGTTCATAATATTACTTTCAACTAGGTTAAAGAGTGAAACCGCTTCACCCTTGCAAGTAATATAACGCTACAAAACACATAAAAACATTAGTACAAACCCTAGGTTTACCAACTTAAAACCCTTAATGGTTTACCCTAATGCTAAGTTGGTGGCCGTTAACTCTTGATTGTTTGCGATTATTCAAGAGCTTTTCAGTTTAACCTTTTAGCCACCTAATGAGTTAACCATTACATCATTAAATGTCATAAGTGATTAGACCTAGTGAAGCGACCAACAAGCAAGCATTCAAGCGGCTTTGCAGCGGGTTTGCCTATTGGCTGAGACATTTTGAGAGTTGGATTGTGATCGCTCGCCCGCTGGCCCGTTCTTATCAGCCCCTTCGATCCGTCCTAAATGAGAATGATTCGCATTCGCATCAGCCTTATCCCCCCCCATGCCATGCATTCTGGCTAGAGTGACGGGAGGGGGTAGCACTGGAAAGGGTTCCAAAAGGGGGGGCCCATTCACCCATCCCCGAAATTTCTTAGAAATTTTTCAGTTGCACAAAAACAACACTGCACATATCTGAGATTGAAACTTAGGATTGTGTGATGGTTAACTGTGGACGAACTATGGCATCCACTGTTTTTTCTTCTTTCAAAGAAGTAGCACCTTGTTTATCTAACTTAACCCTAGAGGGCTCCACCTGTATGTTCCCGTTCGTTGCCTACTAGAGAGACTGATGGATTCAGTACGTTTATCTGGGTCGGTAAGCTACCTGCCTTCCCAAGGGCTGGATGATGGCCCCGTAATCATTCTATTAGGGTTTACCCCTATGTAAAGAGGATAGCCTGTGGATAACTCTGTATAAGAATTCTATATAAAAATTTTTACTCAAAACTTTTTTGATGACTATAATTGTTTTACTTTGTCTTCCCCAAGAAAGCATGGTTGTCTTGGACACGCAGACACTAAAGCGAAGTGGGAGCGGGTGGAAGCCCTGCACTAACTAGGAATAGCATGGAATGGACATTGGCGCACCCACTGCATGATGTGGATGATATTGTGAACATGGCAGACTCAGTCTTTGGGCATGAGGCTGATGGCATCCTTACTAGGGATAAAGCTGTGTTCCGCAAGAATGTCACTGTGGCCACAACAGTTCAAGTGTTTGACAAAAGCAAAGAGTTTATTGCCGTTTGCCGTGGACCCAAAGTAATTGATACATTCTTGGGACAGGCAGAGGTTAATGATGCGCTGCTTGCCTACTGTTGGTTTGACAGAGGCGGGTATACCACCTATGCCAATGAAGAAATCTCCAATGCCAAGTTCCACCATGTTGACCTAGAATTAAGTCCCCGCTTGCGTGTGCGCTTGATAAATGAGATGATTGACCAACATATACTGTGGGCAGACAGATGGTATATACCAGTGGTATGTTCCACTTCTATTCGTGCCGAGCATGATGGGTTTATGAAGATTCACAAGAAACGTGGGTTTGCGGTGAATGGCTCCTATGCTTGGATTAGAACTGAAAAGGGTATGCAATGTTTGACGAAATAAGACCCGAAGGCTCTACTGTTACTTCTGAAGAAATTAAGAAAAAAGCTAGGGAATATGCCAAAGCAAGACGAGCGCAGAACAAAGCCATGAAACTAGCCACAGGTCAGATTGAACCTAAAGCCATTAAGACTGTCCCTGTCGTGGACGAGTTTGACATGACCGCTTTTGTTCCTAGATCACAAAAACAAGCAGGTCGTCCCAAATCTATAGTTAACAAAGTTACCGAGTATGGAGCTTTGTTTAATAAACTGAACGATGAGCGCACCTCAAAAGGTCTGCCACCCCTTAAAACTGCCATGGAAGTCTTGATTGATGCCATGCAGTCAGATGAGCTAGATATCAAAGACAAAGCCAAGATTGCTGATAAACTTGCCCCGTTTGAGTCTAGCCGTGCCCCGATCATTTCCGTAGAACACATCCAAAATGTAACTAGGGAAGATGAAGGTGACGCAGAGGATGCCTTAAACGAATTTATGGAATCTTTGCGTAAATCGTAAACCCGTGTAATATATGTGTACTTCTATGAAAGGCTCAAAATGAGTGGATATACATCTGGCAACAATGCTCCCACATTGATGACGCAAGCTCCTAATCGCAAGGGCAATGCTTCTACTCATGTGGTTTCTCACAGTTCAGGCGTGACTGCGGTTACTCGTGGTAGCGGTGGACTGAAGCAAGCACCTGGCAATCAAGGCGCACCTAAGTACGCACCCGCAACTAGCAACACTGCTTCCGGTGTAACTGCTGGCCGTGGTCAAAAGGTTATGACTTCTATGCCAAAACCATACGAGACTTGCGCTACCAACACTGGTTACATGAACGCAGATCGTACCAACTATTTAAAGTGAGATTATTATGTCCTATGGAACAGTAATTAATGGTGGCGCACAAATGCGTAAGGGTGTCACTAAAAGCATCAACGATAAACTGTCTACACGCACTGCTGAAGATGACCGCAGAGCTACAGTTGCAGGTGCAGTTAACAGTGCATACAAGGTGAATACCATTTCATCTCAGCACACTAACAACACCAAAGGCGGTGCTTTCACTAAGCCTAGCAATCGTAGCAAAGACTACGCAGCTTAAGGACACTTATGATCATTGAAGAATTTGTCCGTGACGAAGCCAACGAGATTTATGCCGTTGTTGCTGGTGAAAAGATTCATCTGACTACTGAGTATGTGGTAGCCCACAAACCACAAGTTGGTGATACTTTGGTTGAATCAACCATTGAACCTGTAGAAAAAGCTAAAACTGAATAAGGAAATGTATGGCAACGTATGATATTGATGCACTGAAGGTAGACTTACCATCAGCAAAAGAATTGGCTCAGTTTGTTTACGACAAGACCGATGGTGTTGTTTCTTTAGACCTTATTGGTAAGCCTAAAGAAGAACAATACATTGTCGCTAAGAATGCTCTTGAAGGTAAAAAAGTACCTGCTGAGTACATGACAGGCTTTAACCCGTATGTGGATAAGAAGGATGTTATTCCTGAAGATCCACTACGGAAGATGCCTAAACGAAGTATTGATTTGCCTGATGAAGAATCTCAAATCCATTACTTTGGCGCAACCAATATGCCCCACCCATTGGACCCACAGTCTGATAAAAAGGTATACATTGATTTCCGCAAATATGAAAACGGCTTGATCACATACCAAATTACAGGCCCTGTAGAAAAAATTCCTGTTGGTGAAAAGCTAAACAAGTATGGCCAAACAGTTCCTGAGAAGTATTCATGGATTGATCCCCGTACTGAAGAGCGTGTGTTGCGTAATCCAGATGGCACTTTTAGCAAAGAAGGCCGTGGCGTACACACATTCTTGATTGGCGAAAAAGGTGGTGGCGTTTGGAATATGATTGATAAAGATATTGTTAGTATCTCTGCTAAAAATATTGCTGACCCGTGGGCGTAATGGAAGACCCATCAAACATCTTCCAAAATAAACTGTCATCCCAAGCTGAAGTTTGTGCCCGTAAAACTCTTGAGTGGTTGCAGAAAGACCTTCAAGGACCGCACAAGCTTGAGCCGGATGAAGTTTATTATCTTGCATATGCTGCACAGATCTTGTTAGACATACGAGATAGCTATGGCAAAAAGTGAAGCAAGTGACTATATCCTTCCTCTGTATAAAGACAGGGCGATAAAGCATTTGATCAAACTTGCTGGCGGCAAAGAAAAAGTTAAAACCCTAGACTCTGAGCAACTTAAAGCAATGAAAGTTGCTAGGGATAAAATTGCTCAAGATATGCAGTTCAATACTTTGAAATGGTTTAGGCCATTTAAGTATCAGCAAAAATTCTTTGATATGGGTGCTAAATATTCTCGCAGGGGAATGATTGCCGCCAATCGTGCAGGAAAAACAATTGCATCGACTTATGAGACTGCCTACCATTTAACAGGTCGGTATCCCAAAGATTGGAAGGGCGTAAGATGGGACAAGCCCATTATTGCCATGTGTTCAGGTGAATCTTGGGAACAGGTTGCTAAGACTTTACAATCTAAATTATTAGGTTGTGACGATATCAAACAAAGTTACAAGCTTGGCACGGGTTCTATTCCAAGGGAGTCCATTGATGACAAATCAATCCGAACAGATGGAGCTAACGTCTTGGCCATCGAAATTTGGCATGAGTCTGGAGGAAAGTCTAAGCTTTACTTCTCCAACTACACCCAACAAGTCCGGCATTTGCAGGGTTTTGAATTGGACCTCGTGGTTCTTGATGAGCAGCCTCCCGATGAGACTTTCTCAGAACTTGTTGTTCGTACAGCGTCAAGAAACGGGCAGGTTATCTGTTCGTTCACTCCACTTAAAGGTCTATCGGGACTTGTCCGAAAGTTCTGGGACAACATTGACGGCTACTCCCACATCAGGGTTACTTGGGACGATATCCCTTACGAAAATGAATGGGGAGAATCATTCTTTCCCAAAAAAGAACGAGAACAATTAGCCAGAGACTTTATGCCTTGGGAGCGGGATTGCCGTATAAATGGCATTCCTTTGGTTGGCAAAGGCGTGGTATTCCCATTGCTTGAATGGCCAACCTATAAATCTGAAGATGTTGATCTTAGAGTTAATGAAAAGCTTGAAAGGCTAATTAGCTTTGACTTGGGGATTAAGAATGACCCTACTGTCATTTCTTTCTTTTTTCGTAATCCTGTAGAAGAAATTATCTATCTCCATAAGCAAATTACCATCCCTAGCGGAGAAACTCCTGATGAGTATGTCCATTATTTGCTAGACAGGGAAACACGGGATGTGCCTATTGCCCTGCCGCATGATGCGGGGTTAGCGGGTCGATATACGCTTACAGAACAATCTGTTAGGGAAGTCTTTGAAGATTCCTATGGACTAAACTGTATTTCTGGTGCTATATTAAACCCACCTAACGATCAAGGCAAAGTAACTAACCACAAAGCCTATGGAATCAATATAATGCGGATGGGCATGGAGCGTAAAACTTTAATGATTAACGAGTCATGCAAGGCATTTCTTGATGAGGCTAGAAATTACGCTATTGACGATGCGGGTAAGTTTTCTGATCCTGACGATCACATTGACTCTGCCCGTATTGGCATATTAGCTTTGATTCAAGGCCATGGAGAATCCGTAGTGAGTAGGGCAAATAACTTTGCTTTTAGGCGAATTGATGTGCCTGAAGGTAAAGTCCAAAGGATATAAGTATGCTAGATAAACAAAATGTTATCGTAGAAAACCTTGCAAGTTCATCTGGCAATCGTGGACTTACCGAACAAGTATGCCATGAAGTGTATGTAAAAATGGTTGATTACTTGAGACTTACTCAGTCCAAGAATACATACAATCGTTTTACTGATTACCACTATCTGAATATTCCTGTATCAAATTCAACGGAACCTATCCGTGGTATTGATTACATTCAGCCTATTGTTGCGCCTGGCATCGACTACGCTACTGCCGTTATCACCAAGTGCTTAATGCCTAACGGCAAAATCAACTTTGAGTTTGAACGATTCAGTGAAGCAGATGGCGATCAAGCCCGTCAAGCCACTGAAATGGTCAAATATATGCTCAACAGTAAGAATGATTCTTATCAAGTCATTCGGGATTGGGCGCAGGATTCATTGCTGCACAAAAACGGCATTGTGATGGTTTCCCCCGTGCGTAATCCTATTACGCAATATAAAGAAGTTGAAGGAACCCGTGACCAATTACGAGTATTTGAAACTTTGGCGGGTGAAAAGGGATTGACCGCTAAACGTCAAGATATGCGTAAGATTGACGTAGACCTTCAAGGTGCTATGCAAGAAGCCATGACTCCTGATGAGTCTGAGGCTATGCAAGAACCTACAAATGATGAGTTGCAAGAAGCTTTACGCAACAACACTATTTACAGAGCCAAATATAAACTAACTGGTTATGAAACCAGCATTCGGGTAAAACACGTTGCCCAACATTACTTTGTTTGTAATCCAACTATCTCAACTATTCAGGATCAGGACTTTGTGGGCTTTTATGACCCAATGACTATCCATGAATGTAAGACTCAATTCCCATTTGTGGATTTGGAATTGTTGGCTGACCATGCTGCTTATGGCCCTGCGGGTGCTTACCAAGCGGGTGCTTTAGAAAACGATTTAGCCCTTCATGCCCGTGACTCCACGCCAGTGCCAGGTCAAGGCGTTATTGCTTCCCAAGGCGCAGACCGCTATAGCCGAGTCATTATGTTGACCACCGCATGGATTCGCAGGGACATTGATGGTGATGGTGAAGAAGAAATTGTGGAATGTTGCTTCTCAGGTTCATACATCTTGTATGCCAAGGAAGTTGATTTCATTCCTTTGGCCAATATGTGCCCCAAACCCATTACAGGTAACTTCTTTGGTTACTCTTTAGGTGAGCGTTTGGTTCCCCTCCAAGAGTATGCAACGGCAATTCGTAGGGCAGAAATGTCCTTTGCCATGCAGTCCTCTACTCCTAGAATTGGTGTCAATCCTGAATTTTTAGATGCCGAGGAAATTCAACGTGGCGTAAGTGCTATGTTTATCTTGGATCGTAAGTTTGATCCTACCAAGCACATCTTTGAATTCCAACCTATGCAAGGTAACTTGGCATATGTGGAATCAGCCATGAACCGATTTGAGTCGGACAAGATGGCCATGATTGGCATGACTAGCCCAAGCGATACCCTAAATCCTGAAGTAATGAAAGACGGAAACTCAGGCTTTAAGCTTCAGTTGGCTATGGGTCCTAATCAGTTGATCCAAGATGAAATGGTCAAAAATTGCGCCATTGGCTTACGGGATGTTATTTACATTACTTGGAAGACATTGATTCAGTATTCTGATGACTTTAACATTCAACAATTGGCGGCTACTTGCTTAAAAGGCCAAGAATTCTTGGATGCTAAGTCTATTGAAAATTTTGAGTTTATTGACCGCAAAATGATCAATATTGACTTGGCTTTGGGATTCCTTTCAGAGGAAAACCGCCTGACCCGTCAACAAATGATTCTTCAGGCTCAACAGCAATTTGCCCAAGCAATGATGATGATTCCTCAAGAAGTGCCTGAAATGTTTATCAAGGTTCGCAGACCTTTTGAAGACACTTTGCGGGTTTTGGGCGTTAAAGATGTAGACGCTTATTTGCCGACCATGGAAGAAGCCGTTAAAATTATGCAAGCTCAAGCGGCCAAGGGTCCTTCTGCTGAACAACAAGAAACTGCATCTAAGGTTGAACTTAACAAAGCAAAAGTTCAAGAAAGTGGATCAGTTACTGCTTTGAATATGAAAAAAGCACAAGATATTGACACAGATGATATGTTTGAAATGATGGCAGCCAAAAAAGGTAAATTGAGTGCTGTACAAGTAGATTAAGGAATGTAATGAAAAGCTTGGTATTGAATATCCGTGATTATTTTAATCGCAGAACAAAAGTTATAGATAGCCATAAGGAGGCCAATGTAAATCGTAAGGCTCTAGTTATAGAAAATGGAGAGTGCGCTAAAAGGCTCTTGCGGAATGATGATTTTGCGTTGTTATTTAACCTTTACAGGTTTTACTTGCTAGAAATGTTAGAAGAAAGCAAGGACGATGTGAATCGAATTGATAATGCACAGCGTGTTGCTGGAGTCCGAGACTTTATTGAGTTTATTGAACGAACTGAATATCTCGGTAAGGTAGCCAACAAAAATGTTGAAACTTTAACGAAATAAGGTAATATATGTCAGACGTAATCGCAAATGCGACCGCCACTGAGCAAACTGGTGCGAATCCGGTAGATGCTATTGCAGGGATGATTGCCGCCAACAGGCGTAACACTCCCCCAAACGAAGCAGTTACACCACCAGCGGGACAAGAGGAAGCGCAAGCCAAATCCCCCGAGGCGACTCCTGAAGAGGGGCTCGAACCTGAAGATGGTATTGATGGGACTACAGATGCTGTAAATGAAGAAGGTACGGAAGAGGCCACCGATGGTGTAACTGAACCAGTTAACTTCTTGGAATTTGCAGAGCAGAATCCTGACATGATGTGGAGAATTCCCAATAAGGATGCCGAAGGCGGTTTTATTGAGATTCCTGTATCTAAGGCGGCTGCTATTCTTGGTCAAGGAAGTGCTATCCATGAAAATGCTCGTAAGCTTAAAGCCGAAAAAGCAGATTTTGAAGAATACGAAAGTAATCGCAGGATTGAACTAGATGGTCTGCAAATAGGGTTGGAATTGACAATGGTTCCGCAGTTGCAACAAGCGGCTGATGAACTGGTAAAAATCCAACAATATAACCAGCAATGGAAACAGATCTACGACAACGCTACTGATGAGATTAGACGAAGTGAAGCTGAAGCCGCAATGCGTCAGAACAACGAGCTAATACAGGAAAAGTCACAGTTCATTCAAGCGAATCGACCGAAAGTTCAACAGTTTTTTGATCAGCGTTCTGAGTTTGTAAAGCAACAGCTTGAACAATCTCGCTTAAAGTTCACTGACAAAGAATTAGCGAACAAGGCAACATTTTCTGAATTACGGGAAAAGTTGTCTAAGGATTGGAAAGGTGCAAGTGGAACATTTGTTCCTGGTGTCCAAAACATTGATTTGGTATCCAGTGATGAGTATCTACTAGGGCTTGTTCGGGATGGTATGAAATTCCGAGAAGGTCCTAAAGTGAAGAATGCAGGAGGTTCATTGGCTGCGGCTAGTAAACCAATGGCAAGAGGCAAAACAGCACCTGAAGATAAGACAGTCGAACTTCAAAGGAAAGCGCAAAGCGGTGATAAGGGTGCGGCTCGTGACCTTTTAGCAACCATGCTTGCCGCTAATAAGCGGAGGCGTTAATTCAGGAGTTTTATTATGGCAACGATTACATCTACCTCTTTAGGTAATGGTAATGGCGCATACGCAACCGATATCGTGGTTAAAGACCTCGACATGACTGTTTCTAACTATGTTAAAGATCGTACACCGATCACTAACATGGCTATGAGCAAAAAACGCAAGATCAATTCGACTTTGCACATTTGGCCTAACGACTATTTCCGCACTCCCGTGCTGAACGCTAAGTTGGAAGGTGCTGCCGTTGATTCAACTGCTGCCGCTTCTAACACACGTTCTAACTTGGGCAACTACACACAGATCTTTACGACTGTGATTGGTGCTACAGGTACTGCTCGTGCCGTGGAACAAGCTGGTGGCGACCCACAAGCATATCAAGAAGTCAAGCAATTGACTGAGATCATGTTTGACGTTGAGTTGCAAATGCTCCGTGCCGATGGTGCTTCTATCAAGTACTCTGGCCAAGCCGCTACTCAAGGTGCAGCACCTAACAATGGCCGTAGATTTGGTTCTTTGTACTCTTTTGCTGGTACACGTTCAGGTAACCCAACTTCTGGTACTTCTGTACTGAATTTGGCCGCATCTGATGGTACTGACACAACTACAGCCACTTCTACCAACGTGCCTTTCAATGGTGTGTTGAGCAACTCTGGTTTGGGTTATTTCAGCTTCTCTTCTGGTCAAACACTGCAAGCGTTCAGCCCCGTGCTGTACAAGCAGTTGGTGACTGTTGCTGAACAACGCTTCAATGCCAAGATTACCAACATGGTAGTCCCAACATCGCTGCGTACATCCATCTCTGACAACATTCCTCAGAGCCGTTCTATCAATCGTTTTAACCCTGCTGACAAGGGCGACACAATTGGTACATACGAAGGTGACTTCAATTACACCTATCAGATCGATGACTCATGGGTCATGGATCAAACTGGTGCAGACAACACTTCCATCTTGTTCCTGAATCCTGACGTTGTTCAGTGGGGTTCTTTGCGTGAACTTGGTCCTAACAACGAAGTGTTCTCTAACGCTGATGCCTCTTTGGATCAGTACATCATGGAAGGCACATTGATTGTGCGTAATCCCGCTGGTGTAGCTGTGTTGGCAGGTATGACAACAGGCGCAGTGGTTACAACCGCTCGTTCTTCTACACAAGTACAGCGTTACTTGGCCTAACCCTAGGGTTTCTGAAGAGGGTCCTCACGGGCCTTCTTTGGAAAATCATGGAGCATGGCATGGAATTGAATCTCAACAACGAAGAAGCAAAGGTAAACGAGGATTACTACACTAATGGTGTTCTCTCGGGTGGTTTAGAGGGTGCGTTGATTAAAAACGACAAGATGTTCAACGAGGTTAAATCGGGAACTTGGTCGCAGACATTTAACACACCCAACATGAACTACAAAGTTGGGGCTATTGATGGTGAGCGTTATGTTCAGTATGAGCAAAAGAACGTGGATTCTGTCAAACAGTATTGCAAAGAGCGCAGAGAGTTTTACAAAATGATTGGCACAACGGATAACCCGTTATTTGCTGGAACTTTTGAAGCTATGAACCTGCCTAAGTGCTTTGCCCATGAAATAAGTGGTAAGTGGTTTAATAACCGCCCTTGGGATTTGATTAAACAAGACAAAAAGGACAAAATCCTTTTTTATGCAATTGTGAACCAGTTTTACAGTGATTTTGTTTGCCACCCTAGCGGAAAAATTCCACTGCCTTATAATCCAATAGTCCCGACCAAATAAGGATGTCTTATGGCTCTTTTCATCCAATCCGGTAACGCTCTAGTTAGCCGAGTAGCGCAATGGGTAGGAGCCATTCCAACCACAACAGGTTTAAATGCCACTGCATTTAATTCTTCTACAAGTGTAATTACAACATCAGCATCAGCAGATGGAATTATTCTAGTTGGCGACTTTATTGGTACAAGTATTTTAAAAGCCTACACGACTGTTTTGGCGGTTTCAGGCACATCCGTCACAGTTAGCGACATTGAAGGCATTTGGGCAGGAACAACGTATCCTACGGCCATTTTAAAACTGCCAACCAATTCAACTTCTGAGATTTTGTCTTGCATTCAATTGTGCGAACTAAAAATGCGTACTATTGAATTGCCAGCTTTGCGTTCAGACCCATATGGCGCAACACCCGCAGTATTGTTAACAGATTCCAATGGTTTTGCCACTATCCCTGCGGATATGAACAAGCCAATTTTGTTTTTCCAAGAAACGCCTAATAGCTCGGTCCCGCCAGGCACTCCTGCGGCATCCATGGGTCCTTGGATTATTTACGACCGAGTTGGTGACCGAGAAATCATTCGCAGACGCATGATCGACCAACTTTATGTTCGTCCTTTTGGTGTGCCACGGGTTATTCGTGCTTCATTTTCTGAGGTGGGCAATAAGTATGTGTTTACGCCAAACCCTGGTGAAAACGTCAGCATCAAAGCGTATTACCAACGTACATTCCCATTTTTGTTTGGACCTACGGACGATACACTGAATCCCATTGTTCAAAACAACGCTGCCCTTGCATCATTTCCTGAAGGTTATATGTACGGCACATTGTGGGCTTACTACGATAAAAACAAAAACAACGAAGAAGCTCAAAAATGGAGCGCACGTTACGAAGATGCTTATGGTTTGATTGAAGATCAAAACTTTAAAGGTAAATGGCTCGGAGGCGACCAACACCTTACTTCAGAATTCCAACCAAGAAATTATCGATACAGCTTCAAGTAAGGAAAAGTCATGGCAACAAGTGGTCTTTATGGAAGCAGTCCTACGGGTGGTTTGGTTGCTGCGCCAGGTGCTGAGTCAGCGGGTTTGTATGGTAATTCAACAAATTTTGGCGGTACATATTTTGAGTGGTTCATTTTTCAAGAATCAGCTACTGCGCCAGCCACACCAACAGGCGGTTCTTGGAACTTTACAACCAATGTAGGAGTACCTCCAACCGGATGGACAACTGCGCCTCCTACAAATCCAACAAATACTGTTTGGTTTTCTATTTCCATTGTTAACAGTCGAAATACTGCAACTTTAGTTTGGACTGTTCCCGCTCCTTTAATTAAACAAGGACCTACGGGACCCACAGGAAGCATTGGACCTACAGGAAGTGTTGGACCTACAGGATCAACTGGACCCACAGGAAATACAGGACCTACCGGAAGTATTGGCGCAACTGGACCCACAGGTCCTACAGGAAGCACAGGAAATACTGGGCCCACAGGAAGTGTTGGAAATACAGGACCAACAGGTCCTACTGGAGCAACAGGATCTGCTTCAACAGTAGCAGGTCCTACAGGACCCACGGGCGCACAAGGAAATGTTGGAGCCACTGGACCTACAGGCGCAACAGGATCAGCTTCTACAGTTGCGGGACCCACGGGACCCACGGGAAATACAGGAAATACGGGACCCACAGGACCTACAGGCGCACTTGGGCCCACGGGACCTGGCGGTGCATTGGCTTATTGGGGTTCTTTTTGGGATACAACAAATCAAACTGCTACGGCAATTAATACTCCGCAAGCAATTACCATAAATACTGCTGATGCGGCAAACAATGGTGTATCTGTTGTTTCTAGCAGTCGTGTGACTTTTACAAATGCGGGTGTTTATAGCCTGACATTTTCAATTCAATTTACAAATACAAGTACTGCTAATGGTTCAACGCAAATTTGGTTGCGTAAAAATGGTACAGATCTAGCAGATACAAATTCTCATTACGATGTTCCTGATAAACAAGGCAGTTCGTTTTCATCTGAAATTTTGACTGTCAATTATGTTTTAAATCTTGCGGCATCTGATTACATTCAAGTTTATTGGCAAACAGCAACTACAAGTGTTCAATTAGAAACTATTGCGGCAAGTGGCACTTATCCTAGAACGCCATCAATCATTTTTACTGCTGCCCAAGTGATGTACACCAACCTTGGCCCAACAGGACCAACAGGAAGTGCAGGGGCAAATGGACCAACAGGACCTACAGGAACAAATGGCACTAACGGCCCCACAGGCCCCACAGGTGCAGCTAGTACTGTAGCGGGTCCTACTGGCCCTACTGGTTCAGCTAGTACAGTTGCGGGTCCTACTGGTCCAACAGGAGCGGCAAGTACTGTAGCGGGACCAACAGGACCAACAGGTTCTGCAGGTACAAACGGCCCTACTGGACCTACAGGGGCGGCATCTAGCGTTGCAGGGCCTACAGGCCCAACTGGTGCTACGGGTGCGGGTGGTTCTGCCGCTACGCCTACTGCATTGGGTACTGTGTATGGTTCAATGACTATTGGCGGAGGTACGCCTTTTATTACTGCCCTTGGGTACAACGCATTAGTCGCAAACACTACGGGAACACGAGCCGTTGCTGTAGGCCGTGAAGCACTTTTGCTTAACACTACCGGAGATCGTAATCATGCTTTTGGCATGGCGGCTCTTGCTTCAAATTTAACTGGTAGTTTTAATACAGCCGTTGGCTATGCCGCACTTAATGCTAATACAAGTGATTACAACACTGCTGTTGGGTATCAGGCGGCTATTAGTAATACATCAGGTACTTCTGGTTCAGCGTTTGGACACGCGGCTTTGTATTCCAACACTACTGGTTCGTACAACACGGCAATTGGTAAACAAGCGTTAACCTCCAACACCACAGCATCAGAAAACAATGCTTTTGGTTATTGGGCATTATTTACAAACACAACTGGAACAGGACTAAGCGCATTTGGTAACGAAGCATTACGCAGAAACACCACAGGAAACAACAACTCGTCTTTTGGTAACTTTTCTTTAGTACAAAACACTACTGGTGCAAGCAATACAAGCATTGGCTATCAAGCTCTTAACGCCAACACCACAGCATCCTACAACACCGCTTCAGGCTATCAAGCAGGTTACTCTAATACGACTGGCGCATACAACTGCTATTTTGGCAACCAAGCGGGTTATACAAATACAACTAGTGCTTCCAATGTTGGCATGGGTCACAATGCTCTTTACTACAATACTGGCGCATATAACACGGCTATTGGACACGCGGCCTTAGCCACAAACAGTACAGCCTCAGATAACACTGCGGTGGGCTATCAGGCTCTGTATTTAAATACAACTGGTGGAATTAACTGCGCTTTTGGTGAAACATCTTTGAGAGCAAATACCACAGGCACTCAAAATAACGCTTTTGGGTATAACAGTTTAGGGTCTAACACAACAGGAAATTACAATACTGCATTTGGAAGTCAAACCCTTAACTCCAACACAACAGCATCTAACAACACTGCTGTAGGTTATCAGGCGGCTTACACAAATGTAACTGGAACGGCATTAACGGCTTTTGGTTATCAAGCACTTTATGCAAATACTGGTTCAGAAAGTACTGCTGTAGGTTATCAAGCCTTAGTTGCAAACACAACTGGAACAAACGTAGCAGTTGGCAAAGATTGTTTGCGAACAAACACCACTGGAAATCTAAATGTTGCAATTGCCCCTTACAGTGCTTTGTATAACAACACAAGTGGTGCAAATAATGTTGCTATTGGTACTCAAGCGTTAAATGGCAACACCACAGCATCTAACAACACTGCTGTAGGTTATCAGGCGGGGTATACGAATAGCACAGGTGAATTCAACACATACTTAGGTCGTTTGTCTGGATACAACGCAACAGGTGGAAGCAATACTTTTGTTGGTTCATCTGCTGGTTATCAAATTACTTCTGGAACAAAGAACACCATCATTGGCAAGTACGACGGCAACAACGGCGGCTTAGACATTCGCACAGCAAGCAACTTTATCGTGCTGTCTGATGGGGATGGAAATCCTAGGCAAGTTATAAATGGCACTGGTTATTTTAAAGCTACAAATTCTATTACTGGTTTAAACAACATTAATGGAACTTATGCGGAGTTTGGTCAAACAGCCGATGACAATGGTTTAATGGTTCAAAACTTTAATACCAGTCAAACTGGAAATGGTTTAATTTATCTTTCCAATAGAAATACAACCAACAACACTTTTTATGCAATAAGTTATTACAACAATTCCGCAGGTGCTTATAAATTTAGAGTAGCTGATTCAGGAAATGTAACTAATACAAACAATAGTTATGCGGGTATTTCTGATATTAAATTAAAAGAAAACATTGTTGATGCAACTCCAAAACTTGAAGATTTATGCAAAGTTAAAGTTCGTCAATACAATTTAAAATCTGAACCTAACCGCAAGCAAATTGGCGTTATTGCACAAGAACTTGAAGAAGTATTTGCTGGCATGGTGGAAGAATCAGCAGATAAAGATATTGATAACAATGATTTAGGAACAACTACTAAATCTGTTAAATACTCTGTGTTTGTTCCAATGCTTATCAAAGCAATTCAAGAACTCAAAACAGAATTTGACGCATACAAATCAACCCATCCATAAGGACTGACATGACTGAAACACTAACACCAGAACAAATTGCCAAGCACTACTCTGCTGCAATGGACTCAGTTAACCTGATTAACGCAGGAAAGCCAACAGACATGACTGCTGAAGATTGGGCTGACTGTTTGTCACGCAACAAAGAGCATTTAAAAATCATGTTGGCTAAAGACTATTGGACAACAGAAAACCTTGCACCATTGCAAGCAGCATCAGCATAACGGGAAGCCACCACCCAATTTTGGTGGCAATTAAGGAAATGCAATGGAAATCGTATTGAAACTGACATTAGAAGAAATTAATTTTGTTCTTCAAGCAATGGGTGAATTACCTTCAAAAACAGGAGTTTGGCCTTTGATTGTAAAAATTAAAGAACAAGCTGATCCCCAAGTACCTAAACCTACAGAACAATGAAAATAGCTGTTTACGCCATATCTAAAAACGAGGAACAATTTGTTCAGCGGTTTTGTGATTCGGCTAAAGATGCAGATTTGATCCTGATTGCAGATACGGGATCTACTGATAAAACAGTTGAATACGCTTTGGAATGTGGTGCAAAAGTCTATGACATTTGTATCAGTCCTTGGCGGTTTGATAAAGCTAGGGATGCTGCCCTTGCAATGATTCCCCGTGATTACGATGTTTGTATTTCACTAGACCTTGATGAAGTTATGGAAGAAGGTTGGCGGGAAGAGATTGAGCGAGTTTGGACTGCTGAAACAACTCGTTTGAGATACAAGTTTGATTGGGGTTCTGGAATATCATTTTTTTACGAGAAAATCCACAGTCGCCATGGCTATCATTGGCATCATCCTGTCCATGAATATCCTCGTTGTGATAGTCGGATTACAGAAGTTTATGCCCATACGGATATGCTTTTGGTAAGTCACCATCCTGACAATACCAAGTCTCGTGGCCAATATATGCCACTGCTTGAGTTGGCGGTAAAAGAAGACCCACATTGCCCTAGAAACGCTTTTTACCACGCACGGGAACTAACCTTCTATTCTCGTTGGCAAGAGGCTATAGAGGCTTTAAACAAGTATCTAGCCATGCCTGAAGCTATTTGGCCTAATGAACGATGCTATGCCATGCGTTTATTGGGTAAATCTCATGAAGAATTAGGCATGATCCATGAAGGTTTGAAATGGTATAGATTGGCTTGCGCTGAAGCTCCAAACACCCGTGAGCCATGGTGTGAATTGGCAACTGCAACTTACAGGTTAAGTATGTGGCCTGAAAGCTATGGTGCTGCCGTTTCAGCCTTAAATATCACTGATAAACAAGCTGTCTACACAATGGACCCGTCTGTATGGACTGAAAAACCATACGATTATGCAAGTATTGCGGCTTGGAGGCTTGGGTTGAAAGAACAGGCTATCGAATTCTGTAAGAAAGCTTTAGAATTCAACCCTACAGACACCCGTCTATTGACTAATCTTTCGCAAATGGAAGAAGTGACATGAGCGATTATTCCCGCCTGAGAACCCCATTTACATCAATGAGTTTTACTCCTGATGTGCCTAGTAACGCATTAGGCCCAAATGAATATAACAGCGGGAAAAACATAGAAGCTGATGTGCGTTGCATCAAGAAAATCTTTGGTGAGATTCAGATCGCTTCTACCATTACTGATATGCCCATCTTTATGGAAGGTGGGTTTCGCTCAGAGACTTCTTGGGTGTACATCGTAGCAACCCGCAATTCATCTAGCCAAGGTAAATGGTGGATGATTACGGCTACGGGTATATCCAATATCACGCCAGGTGTGGGGGCGAATCCTTCTGCTTATATCTCCGGCTATACGGAAGATGTAAATATCACTACTTCTTGGGTTGGAAATGTCTTTTTTATTAATGACACTGTTCAAAACCCTATGTATTTCTTGCCTACAAGCAATGAAATTACAGTAACTTCCGATGCTTCATGGAATTACGATGTTGGTGTAACGTCTACTAGGGCAGGATTTGTCCGTAATTTCTGTTCTCCCAATGTGGGAAACATCCTTATTTCAGGCAATTTGACCAAAGTTATTGGCGGTACGTCTTATAACTACCCAACAACTGTCAGATGGTCACAAGCTTTTGCCAATCAAGGCTATCCCGTTACATGGGAGCCAACTCTTTCTAACGTGGCCAATGAACAAGAAGTTCCTGTTCGTGGTCCTTTGATTGACGGATTCTTTCTTGGTGGTAACTTTTATGTGTGTAGCTATTGGGATACAGTCGTTTT